TCCATCAAACGATCACGCTTCCAACCACTGAGCCGGCTTCTTCTCGCATACATCCTGCAATCCTAGCCCAAGCATCTCGCTTAGCTAGGACAGCCCCAATAGGAAAGTCCGGGATCGTAGACCCCGGCCCAGTTGAACTTGAGCTTGCCGAGATTGATCGTCGCCATCAGAACCGGATCTCCATTTCACCAAGGGAATTGAACTGGGCGGTGACGCCCACGGGCAGCAGCGCCCATTCGTCGAAATCGGCCACGGCCATGGTCCCGGAGGCGGTGACCGTCCACTCCAGGGAACCGTCAGCGGCCCGCTTGAAGCCGTGGAACTCGGCACCACCTTGGGCGAAAGCTTGGGCCTTGCGCGCCCAGTGGCGGGCGCTGAACCGGCCCGGCTCGACTTCCAGGTCCTCGTCGTGCTCGGCCCATAGTTCGGCCTTCTGCTCGTGGGCCAGGGCCGCAGCCTGAGACTGAGCCGCATTGGCTTCCGAAGTTCCCGCGTTGGTCTCGCTGGCAGCCGCCGCCGAAGCGGATGCGCCGGCATTGGTATCCGACGTTGCCGCGTTGGCCTCCGATGCACCGGCATTGACCTCGCTCGATGCGGCAGCGGCCGCACTGGCAGCAGCATTGGTTTCGGAAGACGCCGCATTTGCTTCGCTGGCAGCCGCCGCCGAAGCAGAAGCGGCGGCGCTGGTTTCGCTCGCGACGGCATTGGCCTCGGATACCGCTGCCGCGACCGCACTGTCGGCGGCCAATCCTTCACTGGTGGCGGCGTTGGTTTCCGAGGCACTGGCACTGCTGGCGCTGTCCGCCGCTTCGGCGACCTTGGCATCGAGTTCGGCCATGCTGGACTGCAGCTGGACGTCGATGTCGGCCATCGCCTTGGCCACGGTCTTCACTTGACCACCCTCGGTCTGAACCAGGGTCTGGTCATCACCGTGGACGATGTCATGCAATAGGCCGCTGTCCGTCGTCGCCTTCGCGACGGCGGTCGTCAGGTCGGATTGGAGAGACATGGGTCTTCCTTGTCAGTTACCAGGTGGTCCCGGCAGGGTCTGGTGGACGAGTCCGTGAAGGCCATTGAGACTGGCAAACAGATCGGCCGGTTCGCTGTCGAGAAAGATCCCGAGCGCATCCTCATCCAAGGTCGGACGTTCGCGGATTTCCAGCTCGCTGATCACTTCCCAAAGCACGCCGCCGCGCACACGGGCTTCGAACTGGCGAGTGAATCGGGCCTCGTGGGCGACCAACCCGAGGCCGCCCAACAGGTCGATCTCGAACCACTCGCCACCCTCCTTGGCATGCCAACGGTACCAGGCTTCGAACAGGGCGAACTGCTGGCGACGGAACAGCCAGCGCACGGAGATCCGGCTCGGCACTTGCGTGAAGCGCCGCCGTTGTCGCGCTGGACCGGCCTCCATCTCGGTGCGCAGGATCGCCTCGCCCGGATGGACGCCGTAGCCATCGATGGTGGGCAGCGGCAGGGTGGTGGGCCAGGAAAGGGGCATAGATGAATCTGTCTATTGCTGTTGCAAGTTTGCTGCGGCGGGCCAAGACACAGGTCTTCGAATGCGCTACCTTAATTCGTGACCACGCAGTGACGAGATTGATCCAATGGCCAGCCGAGGTTCGAACTGGGACGAGGTCCAACTGGATTCGGTGTCAACACCCCCAAATCTGGAGGACCTTTCCAGCCAGGAGGCAATAGATGCCATCAAGGAGTGGTTCTTCGAGAACTTCGAGGACCCTGCGGAAATCACCCCTTTTGAGAGCCGAGAAGGCGGATATCAGTACATTTGGGGTGGCCCTTATGACGCAGCCGATGTCGTCGGGGACATGTTCGCGGACGTCACCTCTGAAGAAGTCATCGATGCTGCTGTCGCCGCCATTCAAGAAGATGGGATTTGGGAGTGGGCTCCGAATAACCGACGAATCCAACCTCCTGAGGAAGAGGAACCGTTTCCGCCATCAGCTGACTCCAAAGTCCTTCATTCCAATATGCTGGAGAAACTCAACGCGCTCGAGAGAGCCATGGGTGATATCCCGGAGTTGGCTCCGGGCATTGGCCACAACCAGCCGCCGGAGCCCATAGAGGCTCTTCCAATCACTGAGGATGATCGAAGAGTCATCGTCACCAGCATTGACCTACTTAAAGAACAGCCGGTTGCACCGGATGGCGATCTGAGCGGGGCCGAGGAAGCTGCAAAGAGCCTCAGATTTCTTGGCGAAAAAGTATCTTCTTATCTCGCAGAGAAAGCCGACACCTTCGTAACTGAGGCAGTAAAATCGGCTGGAAGCGAAACCGGGAAATGGGGGGCTCGCCTTGCCATTTGGGGCCTTCTCGCCAAGTTATTAGCTGAAGCTGGCCAAGCGGCATTGGACTGGATTCATTCCTTGGGATCCTTATTTTGATCTTCGACGTGTTCCACCCCCCATTCAGTATCGTTACCGATACGCCCCCGCCGCCGGGTTAAGCCCGTAGCGCCGTTCCATGGTCGGTGCCAGCCCCTCGCCACGCCCGATGTTGCGGGCTATCTGGCCTTCGATCTGCTCGACGACGATGTCGAGGTTCAAGCCCCCGGCCCCGTCAGACCGCCATTGGGCTCGGGCTTCCGTGCCGGGGGCTCGGTTATCCACGTGGACATTGACCTGGACCTCGGGCCGTTGGCCGAGTTCTGTGCCGAGCGCACGCATCTGGCCGGGCGTGAACACCGTCTCGCCGCGCTGGGCGATGATCGGGACTTCGGCTCCGACCACCCCACCATCGTGGAAGCGAGGCGCGTTGTCGAACAGCGCGGGCGCAACCGAACGGAATGGCAGCGCGTCGCCGCCGATCACGCCGCCGGTGTGGGCGACCATGACGGGGCCGGGCGCCGGGAAATCCCCCACGGGCGCCAACGACCAGCCGCCGAACAGGGAACTGCCGATGGAACCGAAGATGCCCTCGAACAACGAACCGAAAGGTTTGATCACCGCCATGCGATAGGCGGCGCGCAAGGCCTCCTCGGCGATGCTGTTGAAAAGATCGGAAGCGCTCACCTTGCCGGTGGTCGCCCACTGAATGAACGCGTCCTCCCCGGCCTTGAGCGCCCGGGTGGTGGCCTGCTCAAACTGCGTCGCCGCATCCGAAGATCCCCGCGCGTAATCGCGCAGCGCTCGGACCACGCCGTCGGACCAGTCATCACTGGCCCGAAGCATCCGGTCATAGGCCTGCTCCGACGCGCGAGCGAAGGTTTCCTGATTGATGGCGCCTGCTGCCAGGAGACCGTTCAATTCCCGCACCTCGTCGGCATAGGCCTCCTCTGCGGTGCGCAATTGTTCGGTGAGGGACTTGCCCTTCTCACGCAGACGAGCGGCTTCCTCTTCTGCCTTGGTGCGCGCCTCGATGGCTTGACGCTCGTCGAACAGAGCGCCGGCCAGGTCGCGGACTTGGCTTTGCTGAGCATCCGTGACTTCCGCCGACAAGCGCCGCAGGGCCTGGGAAACGAAGCGCTGCTTGTCGGTCATTGCCAGTTCGTCGCGCTCTGCGCGCAGGCCTTCGATAATCCGGGTGTTGGCCTCCTGCCGACGCCGGGCTGCCTCCTCTTCCTGCGCGGCAAGACGGGCCAGTTTGGCATCCCGAAGTGCCGCCGCCCGGGCCATAATCTCACCGACTTGATCCAGATTGCCCCCATCGGGCTCGATCAGCGTCTGCATCTCAGCGACGAGTTGTTGGTACTCGGCACGGATGCGATCGGCCCCCTCGTGGGTGGCCTCGAACAATTGCCGCTGCAGATCGGTCTCGATCTGGGTGATGCGTCGGGACCGATCCTGAGCTGCGCGAATGTCGGCCTCAATGGCATCCGGGGTCGATCCCCCATCCGGTGCGGTCGACGCATCGGCATTGTCATCACGCTGCATCCACGCGAGCTTGGCCGCCCACTGGCGATACTGCTCGACCCGCTCCTGGAGGCGGCGTTCGAGCGCGACCTTGCGACCCCAGGCAATGGGGTCGTCGAGGAACCCGACGTCGCCGATCTCCTGCAGTTCGCGGGCGATCGCCCGGAGTTCCCGGCGGCGCTCCTCGACGATGCGACGGGTGGAGCGTTCCGACAGGCCCTCGAAATTGAAGTCGCCGGACAAAACCAACTTGATCTGCTCATAAGCGGTGGCGGCATCGGCCGCCAGATCGGCCAGACCCGACGAGATGTCGGCGATCGCCGGCGCCAGGTCGAGCATGGCCCGGGTCAGGTTGGCGGAGACCACTTTGCCCAGGGTATCCAACTGATCGCGAGCCTTCTCGGCATTGCGGACCAGATCTTCCTCCAACACGATACCGAGATCGCGGGCATGGCGGCGGGTCGCTTCCAGCGCGTCCGCGCCGCCAACCAGCATGTTCACCATGGCAACGCCTTCGCTGTCGAACAGCTTGAAGGCGAGGCGCAGTCGCTCAGCGGGATCAGCGGTGCGCTTGAAGGCCTCCGCCACATCGTTCAGCAGATCCTCGGAACGGCGAATGTTGCCATGCTGGTCGCGAAGCGCGATCCCCATATCGGTCAGCGCCTGCTTGGCTTCGCCGGTACCACGCGCCGCTTCGGCGACACGCCGAGTGAAACGCTGCAACCCCATGTCCAGGGTCTGCTGTTCGACGCCAGCCAATTGCGCCGCGAAGCGCAGTTCCTGAAGCGCCTCAACGCCCACGCCCAGCTTGTCAGCGGTCTTGGCGACAGCATCAGCCGCCGTAATCGAGCGGTCGATCAGGGTCGCCAAGCCACCGATGGCCGCGCCGCCGATCAACGCTCCACCGAGCGCGCGCATGCCCATCGTCAGGGTATGAGCACGATCGGCCAGGCCGGTCAGCCCTTGCGAAGCCGTACCACCGGCACGTTCGATCTTCTTCAGCGACCGCTCGCCGCTGTCGCCGACCGAGACCAGCTCAGCCTTGACCTTGTTGCCGCCTTCGACGGCGAGGCGGACCGCATACGTATGTTTGGCCTTGGCCATCAATCGGCGTCCTTGGAATTCAATGCCTCGACAAGCCCCGCCTCCGCCGCCTGGAGCAGTTCAGAGACGATGGCGAGGTCATGGCCTCGGGCTTTGGCGATTTCGAGGGCCACACCCAGATCAATGCCGAGCACATGGCCGGATGTGGCCAGCCGCAACTGCCCAAGGCAGGCTTGCATCACATCCCAGGCCTGGTGCTCTTCGTCCGTGATCAGGGCCCACTTGCGTCGGGGGCACCCTTGGCCGCAGTCCGTTTCGCAGGCTTCGCAGTATCCCGGCCCTCCGCCCGGCTGGAAGTGCCAGCGGCAGAGAGCCCTGATGCGTTTTTTGCGGAGGTGAGCAGCACCTGTTTGAGGGTGAACTCGTGAAAGAACCTCTCGCCGACGGGATAGAGCGACATCACGGCGGCGATGTTCTCCGGGGTTACCGGCGGGTCGTCCTCGATACCGGCCCAGGCGGTGACCTGGCGGATCGCCAGTTCCTTGATCAGCAGATCCTGGAACAAACCGTCGCGCTCGCCATCGTTCGCCAAGTCGGGGAGACCTTCGGCGGACAATCCGGCTTCGGTCAGTTCCTTGTATTGAGCCTCCAACCCCTCGACCCGACGCCGTGCGGCTGCCTGGGCCGCAGCCATTCCGGCGGTGGTAAGCGGCTTCACGGTGACCGTGACGCCGTAGGGAAGCTCAATATCGAAGGGCTCACTGGTTTGCTTTAGGGAGATCATGTGTAATCCGTCCCATCCAGGTCGTTGGTGAGGGTGACGTCGAGCATCCGACCAGCGGTCTCGTTACGCGCACCCTGGAAATCGAAGCTGGCCTGCACGCCACCCGGCCCTTCGACGGCCAACTTGGGCTTGGGCAGGTAGACCTCATGGGCTGCAAACTCGACCTTGGCGGTGCCGACCATGTACCCGAAGGTCAGGTCCACCGGCGTGCCACCGGATGCGAGGTCAATCAGGGTGGTATCGGCGAAGCGAACGTCGATGCGTCCGGTCAAGGCCGCCACCGTGGGGTCGGCCCCGTCGATCCGACCATCGGAACGGACGGTCTCGATCTTTTCCAGATTGTTAGAATAGGTGAGCGAACCACCGGTCAGATTGCCGATGGGACTGCCTGCCCGAGTGATCGAACCCTGAAATTGGCTGATCCGCGTGAAGGCCAGTGCCGACGGCGTGCCGCCCTGGGACGTGTTGTTTCGGCTTTCACCCTGAGCAATGACGCCGAGGGTTGCAGCGGCTGCGCCGGATCGTTGGAAGTCCAGTGCGATCGAGCCCAGCACCACACCGGTGTGCAGGAAAAAGGCAGGCACCTGGGGCATGCCGACCTCGACCGTGTAGCTCGGCAGGGCATCGTTTCCGGAGACGAACAGATGATCGAAGGTGCCGTCGCCGTTGTCCGTGGTCACCGGATCGCCGAACAGGCCGGTGAGCCAGATCCCGAGATAACGCGGGTCCATGGGCACGACGATCTCGCCTTCATCGTTGATGACGTCCTGCAACGGAGCAAGGGGATCGCGGCCCTGACCGAGGACGGGATCGTCGATCAGTCCCTGCTCGGAGCCAAGGGTGCAACGATTGAAGGGCATGCGGATATAGTCGCCACTTGCCGCTTGCCCATAGGCGGTTTCCCGCTTGAGCAGCAACGTGGCGCTCGAACCATAGGCTCGGGCCATGGATATTCTCCTGGTTTTCTAAAGGGTCAACCGAGTGCCGTGTCGGCCTCGAACTCGATGGCGACGATCAGGGTGCCGGCCTTGATGGCAGGCGCACCGACAACAGCTTCGGTGTCGATTTCCGGGCGACCGAAGGTCATGCCGAAGGCAAGGTCGCCGAGAGTGAGATCGTCATCGAGGACGACGCCAATCTCCTGCAGCAGAGTGTCGAAGGCGGCGTCGCGGGAGGCAGCATCACCATTTTCGATGTAGATCTCGATCTCCGCGTCCTGTCGGCAGTAGGCACTGCCGAACCCGCCAAGGCTCTGCTCAGGCTCGCCCGGTGTGCCGTCGCGCAGGATCAGCAATCCGCCCGACGGGATCTTCTCGGGCACCGCTGAATTGCGCTCGACGGTCGCCCCGGCAATGGTCTCCAGACGGGCCTTCAAAACCCCGAAGATGTGTTCGGTCTTACTCATGGGCATGGGTCAGTCCAATGGCATGTAGCGGTCAATCAGGCCGGGCATCCGTCGTGCCCAGGTTTCCGCAGCACGGCGGACGTCGAGGCGCTTCGGCATGCGGACCTGCGGCACAAGCAGGAACATCACCACCGTGGTGATGCCCGACTTGATGCGCCCCGCCTTGGTGAAGGCACCACCCTTGGCCTGGCGACCAACCCGTCCGGTCTTGGCGCTGATCCGCACCCCGTCCACCACCAGCAGTGACGGCGCACCTCGCCGAAAGACGAACCGCAAGGGACCGAAGCGATGCTCCGGGAAGTTGGCCGGTGTGATCCGCTTGCCGCCGACGCCCCGTTTCGGGGCAGCCGCCGTCGGGATCGCCAACCAGAAGCCTGTCTTGCTACGGATCACCGTGCCCTGGTCAAAGCTGCGCACGATGTCGGGTGCCTTGGACCAGACGAGGCTTGCCGCATCATAGCCCTTGTTGGGATAGGATCGGCTGCGCCAGGTCCGAGCCAGCCGGGAACCGAGCCCCGACGTGATCACCTGCCGACGCAGACTGCCCTTGAGACCGTCACCAGCCTCTGCCACCCCTTCGGCGACCGCCTTCTCGATCTGGCGCACCTCCTTCTGGAGGTCCGCCTTCAGGGAACCGGCAATGGACGCCGCAAATTTCATATCCCTGTCCGGGCTAAGCCCGTCCGCGCCTCTTGCTTCACGAAGGCCTCACATCCAGGGTCCAGATCAGCCGATCCGGATCACGCCGTTCGGGCTCGACCTGGATCACATAGGTGATGCCATCCAGGGTCAGCCGATCACCCGGACGGGGAGCGGCGATCTCGGAGGTCCGCACCTCGAACACCGTGGTCTCGGTGTGGATGCGGGTCTCGCCGAAGCCGACGACCTCGTCCGGACGTCGGACGACGACCCGAACGGACACCGCCTCGCCACCTGTCGGGGCGTAGAGGGCATCCCGCGCGATAGCGGGATCGCCAAACAGAGTGTCGAGGACGGCGTCCAATACGGGCATCAGAAGCTACCGTTGAGCCGGACGCGACCGATGATATCGGACGCCGTCCCACCCACGGCTTCGATGGCCACGCCGATCAGGGTGTTGGCCGTCGCGGTCTTGGTGGCGACCTTGTTGGTATCGTCCCAGTAGACTTTGTCGCCGACACTCCACGCCTGCGAGGCGGCCTTGGTCAGATCAAAGACGCCGACCAGGCTGGTCTCGACTTCTTCGCCGGTCAGCGCATCGCCACCGGCGACGCCGAACAGCGCACCGACCAACAGACCGCTGCCGGAAGTGACGTCGTAGGGAGCCACAAGGGTGATCGTGTTGCCGGGCTGGATGTAGTTCTTCATGTCTCGTGTCCTTCTCCAGAAAGACGAAGGGCGGCCGTTTGGCCGCCCGTTTCGTCAGGAATGGTCATGGTGTCAGGCTTATGCGCCCGGGTTCTTGTAAAGGCCGCGCCAGTCGATGGCCTTGGCACCGAAATCGAGGCGGCACTTGATCTCCACCCCGTCCACGTCGAAGCCGTTGCGGGTTTCGATGTAGGCCCCCTGCTGTCCTTCCAGATAGGCGTACTCGATGGTGTCGATCTGGTTGGGGCTGGCAGCCAGGTACCAGGCGGTTTCGCTGGCGGCGTCCAGACGGGGCTCGGCGATGGGCGCGAGGGTGCGGATCGACTGCGGCACCACCTTGGCCGTGTCGGCAGGCACCAAATTCTGGGCCACCAACTGCTCGGCCTTCAGTTCGAGAGAGGCCGGCACGATCAGGAACGACGGGCGGATGTTGAGCACAGTCTTCTTGTCGAGCCCGGTCTGCTTGGCCATCGCCGCCCGGGCCGCACCCACGGCATCGACCGCGAGCGCCGCGCCGGTACCGGCCAGGTTTTTGTGATCGGCATGGAACAGAGCCTTGTTGTCGGCCATGGCCGGGTTGGCGGTGATGATGCCCCAGACCACGTCGCTTTCAAGCTGAGCGATGGCGTTGCCGTACATGGCGGGGATCCGGGTAAAGGCGTCCAGATCGTCGTTGATCAGCACCTGACGGGTGATGGCGACCACCCGGCCATAGGTCTCGATGCGATAGCTCTCCTTGGACTCGCCCAGCGTGCCCCGCTTGAACTCGCCGCTCTCGCCCACCTTCAACAGCTGCGGCGCTTCGCCCAACTGCACCCGGTGCATGGCCTTGAAGTCGGTGGCCAGAACTTGGCGGCAGAAGAGCGCGAAGGTGCGAGGGTAGACGTCGTAGGCCTGACGCAGGGTCTTGTTGGTGACCGCAGCCAGGATCTCCGGAAAGTCCGAGGTCGAGTGAAGCGCCCGGGTGGCCACTTCGTCGCGACTGAAGCCGCGCGTGTTGACGCCGGCATCCGACAGGCTCTCGCGAGCCAGTTCCATCAGGGTCATGCCGCGATACTGACGCGCGGCATCCTCCAGCGGGAACAGCGTCGGGCTGTAGCGATGCAACAGCGCATTGGTCACCGCGTCCCGGCGGGTGATCCGTTCGTCGCGACCGCCCAGCGGCACCGAGACCTGGGAGAAGGTCCGGGTTTCCTCGGACTTGGCCGCCACTTGATCGAGGATCACCGTGCGGGCCTCGTCGAGGGCAACGCCGCGCTTCACCAGATCGTCGGCAAAGCCGCGTTCCAGGTCCAGCTTGGCCGCCAGGTCGTAGATGGTCGAGACCCGCTCGCGCTCGGCTTCGCGGGTTCGCGTCACCAGGGCATCGGCATCGACTTTCCTGGCCTGGGGCGCGGCTTGGGACCGGGTCTCGGTGTCCTCGTTCACGGCCTTCGGGGTTTCCTCGGCTACCGTTTCCTCGGCCGCCTCGACGGCGTCGTTCTCACGGATGTCTTCGTCATGCATGGTTTTGATCCTCTTGCAGGAAGGGGGTTCGGCGCCGTCTCGATGCACGACGCAGTCATGAAGTTCTTGGATGGACCGGAAGCCGGCGGCGGGATCGGCGCCTACAGGCACGGCGGAAATCTCGAACGGCGTCCAGTCGACGGCCCGCCAGACCTCTCGACCGCCTTCCGGCTTGCTCACCTCGTAGCGATGCACCTGATAGCCGATGGAAACCGCCCGGATGTGACCAGCCAGGATGTCGCGCCAGATGAGCGCGACGTCGTCCCGCTCGGAGAAGCGGATGGTGGCAACGCCCCGGCCTTGTTCGAGCCGGACGCTGTCCGGCATCACCGAGCCGATGACAGCGTTCAGTTCCCCGGTCTCGTGGACCTTGAGGAACGGCGCGCCGCCGTTGAGGCGTTCGAGACGCACATGGTCCGCCTCCAGGCTCAGTTCCTCGTCATAAGGATCGCCGAAGAACGGCACCCGCCGCACCCGAGCGCCAGTGGACCAGACCACGTCAATGGTACGGGCCTCGGCATCGGCGGAGTTCGGCGCAAGCTCCGCCGCCCGGCGGAGCGCCGGCAGTTCGATGGTGGTATCCATGGAATCCTCGAAGTCAGTCGGAAGTGTCGGTGGCAGCGAAGGCGTCGGCCGCCTGGGCGCTGCCGGTCTTGGTGACCCGGCGCGGATCGGAATCGAGAACGATCCCGAGGGCGTCGAGCAACTCGTTCATTCTTGCGATCTCGGCCAGCACCGCGTCCGGATTCCGTCCCTGCTGGGCGATCGCCTCCGCCAAAGTCATGGTTCCGGAACGCACCGAAAGCAGAACGGCCATGGCATCCTTCAGCGGGTCCACCGCCTCGAACTTGGGTGGCGACCATTCGACGGGCACGATCGGGTCGGGAATGTGTCCGGTCGCCCAGGCGGCTTCCGTGAACCAGTCCCACACCGGCTGGCAGAGCATGGGGATAACCAACTGCCACTGCACGGCATCGATCATGCGGCGGAACTCGACGAGCCCGGCGCGGATCGAGGAATAGTTCACCTGGGAGAGATCCCCGGTGAGCAGTTCGTAAGGCACTCGGAAGCCGGCCGCGATGGTGTGCAGGCTGGCCCGCTTGTATTCTGCGTAACCGCCCGTGGCCGCCGGCTGGTTGAAGCGGATGTCCTTGCCGCCGCGAGCATAGGCGATCAGACCGGGCTCGAACTGCTCGACTCGATTACCGTCCGCGTCGACCACGGCCGGCGCGATCCCCTGTTGGCTCTCGTCGTCGCCGAAGACAATGGCGGTAACGCAGGCCTCGGTCTTCTTGCGCACGATCTCGGCCACCTCGTAGTCGTCGAGGTCACGCAAGGATCGGATGACCGGCGCGCCCCAGGGGACGCCCCGCACCTGGGTGCGCTGTTTCTCGTAGACATGGACGATGTCGTGGGCAGGGACGGATCTGCTTTGCAGCCCGCCCTGCCAGGCGCCGAAGGCATCGCCCGGGTGGCTCTCGTGAAGCCAGTAGGCGGTGCGGTGCCCCAGCCAATCGAACTCTACACCCTGGACCAGCCGCCTCTTGCCGTTTCCCTGGCCGTTTTTCGTGGCGTCCAGAAAGTCCGCTTCCAGGATCTGCAGCTGCAGGGGCACTTCGAGGCCGTCACCAGGGCGACGAATACGACGGCGGACCAACACTTCGCCGGCCTCGACCATCTCTCGGCAGATCAGGGTCTGCAGCCCATAGAAATCCAACTGGCCGCCGGCATCGCATTGGCGGGACCACTGTTCCCACAGCGCGTTGACGGCCCGATCCAGGTCTTCGTTCCCGGAGGTAGCGCGCGGCATGATCCCGGCGCCGATGATGTTGTTGACCAGAACCGACACCGCCTTGGCGGCATGGGGGTTGTTGCGCACCAGATCCCGCATGCGGTCGCGCAGCAGGGCACTGGCCATGGCCACCTCGGTATCGACCGAGGTGGCGGGCGTCCGCCAGCCGTCGGTGCGCCGCCCCTTGGATGCGCCGTCGTAGCCCCGCGCCAGACCGTCGAAGGCTTGTCGGGCAAGCGCGCGCCGCGTGGCCTTCCCCGGCGCAAACACCGCCAGGGCCCGATCGAACCAACCCACCGCCATCAGGAATGACCTCGACGAAATCCGGCGAAGCCGGCTACAGGCAAGGGTTTGGCCGCACCGGCCATCTCCCGCTCGATGGTACGGATGCGGCCCAGCAGATCCTGGGCCGAACCGTACTCGACGGACTTGCCGTCATAGCTGACACGCAGCGTGCCGCTGGCGTAGGCGCGTTTCAGCGCCGCCGGTTCGATTTCCGACCAGCTCGTCATGAGTTTTCTTTCAGAACCAATTGTCGCGCCGACCGAGCCAGTCGGAGCGGCGTTTTTCCGATGACACGGGGGCCGGGCGATTGATCAGCCCGGCCGCCTCGACGCCACCATCGACCGCACCCAGTTGTTCCTCCAGATCGGTCCACTGGCGGTCCGACCAGCGATCAGCACCAGCAATCCAAGCCGCCGCCCGGGCATAGACCCGGCAATCCAGCGCTTCGTTGCGTTCACGCAGCTTCTGCCATTCGAGACGAGCAAAGCCTCGCTTGGTCTTCACCGTCACCAATTGCTCCGCGACCAGCTGCTTGAGCCATTCACTTTCGACCCAACTCGGCAGATGCACCGTGCCAGGCAGACACTCGGCACCCTCGTTCCGTTCCTCGTCGGTCGGCCGCTGCAGCCTCAGAAACCGATAGGTCTCGGACTTGAAGGTCGAGACCGCCACGGTCCAGAGCCGCGCACCACGACGCAGTTTCTTGCCGCCGTCTGTGGCGTCCACGAACGTCGGCCCGGACACCGGGCTCGCCCGATTGAACCCTTCCACACCTTTGACCGGTGCCACCTGCCCAAACCCGACCCGGCGCGCCCAGGCGTAAACCGCCGGGGCCTCGTAGCCGGTGTCGATGGCGAGCTTGGCCAGCTTGAGATGCGCGCCGCGCGCGTGCGGCCAGGTCCGATCCAACAGAGCATCGAGATCGGTCCAGGCATCGGGCCGTTGCGGCCCTCCCTCGATGACGATGTGCTCGACCAGCCAGCTTTCGAGGCCCCGGCCCCAGGCCCAGACATCGACTTCGATACGGTCCTTCTGGACGTCGGCCCCGGCCGTGAGGAACAGTCCGGCGGCGGGAACAGTACCCGCCGGCCAGTTCTCCCGCCGGTCGTAGAGTCGCTGCCAGTCGGGCGCTTCACCGGTCTCGACCCAGGTTTCGCCGAGCGAGGTGTTGACGAAGGTCTTCATGCCCTCGTCCCCGTGATCCTTCGCCGACAGGAATGCGCGCACCATGTTTTCCAGGCCGATCCAAGGGGAGTAGATCTCATTCAGATGGAACCCGGCGATGGTCGAGGCCGGGTTCTCGGCCCGCCAGACGCCCGAGCGCACCGCCGCCCAGCGCCGCGCGTCGGTCCAGGTTCCGCCGCAATGGGGGCAGAGGTAGCGGGCCGTCTCCGGGCGGTGGGCACCGGATTTGTCCCTGTCCCAGCGAACCTGCTCCCAGCAGAGAACCTGGTGCTCGCTGCAGTCCGGGCAGGGCACCCAGAAGCGGCGCCTGTCGCTTTCCTCCCAGGCTGCGTCGATCCGGCTCACGCCCTTGATGGTGGGGGTCGAGACCAGGACGATCTTGCGGTTCCAGAAGGTGACGGTGCGCTTCTTGGCCAGATTGACTGGATCGCCTTCGGCCCCGGCACTGGCCGGGTAACGATCGACCTCGTCGCAGAGCAGGATGCGGATCGGCCGCATGGCCAGCCCCGAGGGGGCGTTGGCGCCGACAACGGTCAGGTGACCGCCGGCGAACTTCTTGTGCAGGATCTTGTTCGATCCGTCCCGCGATTTCGGGTCCGACAGCTTGCCGCGCAGGCACGGGGTGTCCCGGGCCATGGGCGAGAACCGGTCCTTGGACCAGGTTTCCGCGTCCCGCTCGGTGGGCATCACCACCATGATCGGCGACGGATCCTGGTCGATGTGGAAGCCGACCGTATTCAGGATGCACTCGGTCTTGCCCACCTGGGCCGAGGTCTTCACCACCACCTGCTCGACCGCAGGATCGGAGATGGCGTCCATGATGCCGCGCTGGTACTCGGCGCGGTCCGTCGACCACTGGCCGGGCTCGGCGCTGGCCTCGGAACTGAGCCTACGGTTCCGGTCCGCCCACTGGCTCACCGTCAGGTCCGGCGGCGGCGCCGCGACCTTGCACGCCGCCGTCACCGCCTTGCCCAGCATCGGCGTCCCCGTCAGTTCGAGGCGTGATCTCGACTTCCGTCGCGGCGATTTCAGCGAGGATTTCGAAGACCGCCTTTTTGATGACGTCCCTTGCTTGGCTGAGGCTTGTCGTTTCATGAACCACCGGTGCGATCTTGTCGGGCAACACCAGCAGCCGTGAGCGCATCAGGGCCACGATCTCCGTCCAGGCCGCCGTCACGTCGGGCGCCGGAAGCAGATCGCCCCGCATCCGGGACGCCTCCATTTCCGCCAGGTCGGCCTTGGCCTTGACCAGACGGGCGCGCTCGGTTCCGTAGTCGGCGGCGCCGATGCCGCTCTTGATGTTCAGATCGCGGAGATGGCGGATGTAGCCCCGGACCGATCCGATGAGTTCGTAACGTCCCCGCGCCGCCTTCGGGATGACCCCCACCCGCGACAGCTGTTGCACCCGGCGCTCGGAGATGTCGAGCAGGCTGGCGATCACCGCGATGGGCTGGGTGTTGTCGGACATGGCGCAAGAAAGTCGTTTAATTACAGCCGATTAACCTTGATGTTCCCAGCCCGGAGAGCCTGTATGGACATGCGCCATCAACGAGGAGGACATCATGACCAACGCCAAAGCCCTCGACACCTTCATCGCCAGGAAGGGCCAGATCGACGCCATGCTCGCCCGCCTGCAGACCCTGAGCGACGAGCACTTCAACTGGAGCCCGGACGAGATCAATTGGGGCCACGTCGGCACCCTGGAGCACTACGCCGAACTGCTGAAGCGCATCACCGATTCCGCCTTCAAAGAGGGTGAACACGCCGAGTAGAAAGCGCCTCTTCCGCGCCGCCCCGACCGGGTTCCCCTGGCGGGGCTCCGGGTGGTAGCAGAGGCGCGATGGCCGCGCCTCCGGGCCACCAGGAGGAATCCACCATGACCACCAAGCTCACCGCTACCCAGCAATCGGTTCTGAAGATCGCCGCCCAGCACGAGGACCGCGCCATCCGGTGGCCCGACCGCCTCAAGGGAGGGGCCATCAAGAAAGTCGCCGACGCCCTGACCTCGGCCGGACTCGCCCGCTACGAGGGCGACGTCCTGGTTGCCACGGACGAGGGCCTGCGCGCGGTCGGCGCCGATCCGGACAGCAAGCCCGTGACCGGCGGAACGCGGCGCGAGGGGACCAAGCAGGCCCGGCTGATCGAGATGCTGCAACGCCCCGAGGGGGCCAGCATCTCCGAGATCGTCGCAGAGTTCGGCTGGCAACCGCACACGGCGAGGGGAGCCATCGCGGGCGCGCTGAAGAAGAAGCTCGGCCTCACCGTTACCTCGGAGAAGATCGAGGGACGGGGCCGCGTCTACCGGATCACCGAGTGATTGGGAGCGGGCCGATGAAAACCATCAAGGTCAGCGACGCCACCTATCGCGCCATCGCCGATGCCGCCATCCTGCCGTTTCGCTCGACCGGCAACCGGCTGCCGGACGGCGACTGGCTCATTCCGGTCGAGGATGAGACCTACGAGCGACTCCGCGAGAAGAGACTTCCAGGCGAGACCGTCGACGACACCATCCAGCGGATGATCCACGTTCATTTCGGCCGGCCCAACAACTGACGCCGGTCGGGATTTCGATACCGCCGCCCTTCCCGGGGCGGCGGTGTCACGTCCAGACCCGGCGAACCCGGATGGTTTCGGACAGGCGGCGGACCGCATAAGACCGGATGATGCTGATCACCGTGAACAGGGCGCCGATCGCAAGGTTGTCCGAGAGCGACACCTCAACGGGAACACCGCGATCTGGGTTACGACGGCGATGCTATAGCCGACCGCGACATTGGCGATGGCCTCGACCATCGACATCCTCCTGGACTGTCTCATTCTCAGAATCCGTATACTGAAGCGCTAGGTCCTGTTGACAGTTAACGCAACCATATCATGGTGCCAACGAGGTGTAGCATGGCCAAGTAGGCTGTGGCGGTCTTTTCGTAGCGCGGCGCAA